CGGTGAAGGGTGCACTGGGTATCACTCAGGCATGCGGTCGTATAAAGACTGCCACGCTGGATGAGTCCGGACAAAACTGGCTGGTCACCATAGAGGATGAGATGTCTTTTGTCGCACACGATTTCATCCGGTGCCAGGATTGGACGAATGGTACCCTTAAAGGCTATTGGGTCGAGATAGCCGAAATACGCAAGATTGACGGTGTTGATACAATCGTCATACCTGTCAGTGAGTTCACCGGCGGTATAGGTTACACAGACGGCATGGAGGCTGTTGATCCGGCATTGTCGGGTATGACTACTCCGGCTGTCAGTGATGAGATTGTCCAGTTCGGTAACTCGAAGGATGTAAATCGTCAGAGTGCGATCTATCTGCATGCCGATGAAGGTGGACAGCCTGCAATCGATATTCTGTTTGGTATCAACAGCAAGAGTTTTGCCGGTTGTACGAAAATCCGTATGGGCGGTGATATTCCCGGAACAGACGGGCTTAAGGGTTTCTATTGCGAAAATGGTATGATCAAAGGTACAGACTCTAAAGGGCATGTCGTTTACTGTATCTATCCGGACGGTACTGCTGAGTTTGGAGACGGATCAGCCCGATTTGCTATAGATAGATCAGGTCACATAGCCGGAGGTGCTATTTCGTGGCATTGGGATGCATCGAAGAACAAATATGTGTGTTCGATGAAAGGAGTGGTTCTAACGTGGGATAATCTGGACGAGGAAGCAAAGGAAAATCTAAAGGGCGAACCGGGTAAAGATGGCCAGGACGGTACGAATGGTACTGACGGTAAAGACGGTACAAGCCTCATTTTTATGGGGGAATTCTCTTCTGCTCCAGCAAATCCTCAGAACGGATACTGGTATCGTAATACTACCGACAAGAAATGCTACGTATACCAGGATGGCGCATGGTATGTGATGACTGAGGATGGAAAGAATGGTCTTGACGGCGAAGGAAGTATTTCTGCTGATCTTGACGATGAAATGCAGTCTGTAGCTTGCTCTCTGGACGGTACAGTGGTATTTGGTTTGCCCATCACGACGACATTCTCTATGTTCTACGGAACAACCGAGCTTCCTCTTGATTCTCTATCTGTAGGCAGCATTACAGGCGTGACAGCAACGTCTGATCGTAGCACGGGGATAGTTAAGGTAACAGCTATTACTGCTGCGGTGGCTGATGTAATTCGTATACCCATAACGGGACGGGTAACATACAAAGGTTCTCAGTATGAACGTACCCTGCATTTATCGATAAACAAAGTGAAGCCGGGGGAAAATGGAGAGAATGGAACCGACGGAACAAATGGTCAGAACGCGGTCATTTACTCGCTTCAGCCATCGACCAATATCATAAAGAGAGATGCTGACGGGAACAGTGATATATCGAATATATCCTGCCGGGTGATGAAGACCGACGGAGCTTCTACTGTCGTATCCTCTTTACCGGTTGGCTACTCAATGGATTATATTATAGACTCAGGGAATGCGACTAGCTATACTCCGGATAAGCAAATATCCGTCTCCGGGATAACAGATAAGATACAGTTCCGGCTTTACAATGAAACATCGGGAGTAGTACTGATCGACCGCGAAACGATTGCTGTTGTCTCAGACGGGAAGAAGGGGCTTGACGGTATAAATGGTGAAGATGGTAAAGACGGGCTCAGTATTACGTGGAAAGGGGATTTATCAAGCGCTCCTGCCAATCCTCAAAAAAACTGGGCTTATCGCAATACCAGTAATGGTATCGTCTATATCTATAACGGCACCGCTTGGGAGTTGATGGTTGCGGACGGTCAGGACGGAACAGATGGTACTGACGGCACGGATGGCCTGAGTGTTTTCATTACATACCATGACAGCGAAGATGAACCATCCCGTCCGACCGGAAGCGGAACAAGCGGAGGATGGCACACTAACGCAACAAAAGATGTTGTCTGGATTTCTCAGAAGGTCGCTTCAAGCGCTTCTTCCGGCACATGGGGTGATCCTATACGATTCAAGGGATTACCGGGTAAATATACGGAGCTACGGTATAAGTATGCTTTCGGAAAGCCTGCTACGCCTACCGGTACAAATCCGGCAGGATGGTCCCTTTCTCCGGATCGGGAGGATATTACCTTCTCGTATTCGGGTAACTTTACAAAAGACGGTGATTACTATGTCTCTCCATCTCCTACATCTCATTCCTCGACATACAAGCAAAGGGTGTCATTTACGACAAGAAGAGCTAATCAGATGATACATATAGAGATTGATGTATCATCCGAGCAGAACTACGACAAGGGTATCGTAGAAGCCCTTGATACGTCCTATCGCATGGACAACGAACATGCCTGGGAGGGAAGTGGAGTAACCAATGCGGTGGTGGATATTGCAGTGCCTACAGCCGGTAGTCACTTTGTTGAGATTGTATATACGAAAGACGGCAGCACAAGCAGTAACGAGGACAGAGTCAAGTTCCGTATGCTCGATCCTACTACCTGTTGGTATTCCACCGCAGTGATTGATGGTAAAACAACTCCTTCCTGGAGCGAACCTGTCATATTCCCAACGGACTCCAAGACCGAGGAGCAGGTTTACCTGCTTGCAAAGTCTAAGCGTAATGTTATTGACCTCCCGACATCAAACGAATACGTTAACGAATACATTGGTGATGCTCCTGAATACAGTAGCTCAAAATTCTATTCGGCAGGTAACATAGTAAAATACAATAATGTATACAAGGTAGCTATTCAGGCGCATTCGGGGATTGCTCCGACCAATGAAGCATACTGGGAAGATGTGCTATGGTGGGTGGATAATCCTCGTGGAGCATCGGAAACTTATCCTTATGAGTATACTTGTGAACGTACTCTACAGGATGGAAAGTGGGGAGAATATAAGAACTATCGTCTCTTTGGTCATTACGGGAAGGACGGCGAACCGGGTGCAGATGGCAAACCGGGAGAGGACGGAAAAGATGCGAATCTGCTTCCTTGGGTGGAACAATGGAATAATAATAAGACAGAGATTGACGGGGAGTATATCGTATCCCCAAAGATGTTTTCTGGGACGAAGGACAGCAGTGGAAAACTGACCGGTATTGCGTTAGGCAGGGATTGTATCACCATTGACGGAGAAAAACGCACAGGAATTTTCGCTTTGGTAAAAGATGAAGTT